CTTGAAGTAGAGGGGATGAATACACTATCGGATTTTTATGGGGCGGAGCGAAGCGGAGACCATATTGATGTTGATAGAAATATTATCCCCGAGTATTTCAAGTGTAATATTTTTGTGAAGCTAATTTTCTTTCTAAGATATCTTCCGATCATGGGTGAAATAAACATTACATTTTTACATATAGCGCAATATAAAATCCTTATCATTGAAAGGTGATTGATGAAATCAAGCGAGTGTGATACTTAGCTTCAGCTAAATGTATCACCTCAGACCACAGTATATAAATTAACTATAAAAATTTCAAACTAATGGAAAAACAAAAATTAGAAGTACCTAGTGGAATCAGGTACATGAGTGAATGGGAGGATTATAGGATTCACAGTTTTCCTCATATCCTCAACAAGCAGATCCCAGGTTGTGGTTATACTGAGTACTGCATTAGAAACAGTGATGATACTATTCTCTGTAGTCCCAGAAAGATCCTACTACAGAATAAGTACGAACAACATCCAGACACCACATTCCTAGTTGTAAATACCTATGAATCTGAGGTAGGGACTGACAAGGACCTAACGAAGTATCCAAGGGTTCGAAGAACGTTTGGGTACAGGAAACCTAACTTAGAGAAGATCAAGAAGGAGGCAAAACAGAGGGAGGATTTCTTCAAGGAGTTAACTTATAAAATTAGTCTTTACATCAAAGCTTGCAGGTTAAACAATAAGCCTGTGAAGATCCTTGTTACTTATGATTCATTCCGGATTGTTAAAGATATTATTAGGCATCAGGATAGGTTAGAGAATTTTCAGATAGTGGTGGACGAATTTCAAAGTATCTTCACCGATAGCAAGTTTAAGTCTGACACGGAGATGCAGTTTGTTGATAACTTACAGGGAATTCAGAGGGTTTGTTATGTGAGTGCAACTCCTATGATAGAGAAGTACCTTGACATGTTGGAGGAGTTTAAAAATCTTCCATACTACGAACTTGACTGGGAGGCGAAAGATCCATGCCGTGTTAGTAAGCCAAAGATAATCACAAGGAACCTAAAGAGTGTCTATATGGAAGCAGGGCCTATCATTAAGGACTACTTGGATGGGAAATTTGAGTATAGATATGTGAGGGATCCAGAGAGTGATAATGAGAAAGATGTTAAGAAGATTGAGTCAAGAGAAGCTGTATTCTACGTCAACTCAGTCAATAACATTACTAGTATTATCAAGAGAGCAGGATTAACACCGGAACAAGTTAACATCTTAGTTGCTAATACTCCAGAGAATGTAACGAGGATTAAGAAAAACCTAGGCGCTAAGTATAAGATAGGTACAGTTCCTTTGAGAGATGAACCTAGGAAGATGTTTACTTTCTGTACCAGGACTGTATATCTTGGCGCGGATTTCTACAGTGATAATGCGAGGAGTTTTATTATCAGCGACGCAAACATAGATACTCTCGCTGTTGACATTACCCTCGATCTTCCACAGATACTAGGGCGCCAAAGATTACGGGAGAATCCATGGAAAGATGAGGCTATCCTATTCTTCAAATCTATCGCAACTGGTAATAAACAGGCGAAGGAGATATTTGATGAGAAGCTAGCAAAGAAGGAGAAAACATCGGAGAATCTATTGTCAGTTTTTCAGAAGGGTAATAATGAAGAGAAGGGAGACTTATCAGTAGCTTATCAGAAACTTGCAAAGACATTCAACTATAAGGATGACTTTGTAGCGGTTAATGAGAAAAAGATTGGTGATACTAAAATACTTACGCCAGTCTTCAATAATCTAGTTAAGGTATCGGAAATGAGAGCCTATGAGATTCAGCAAGTTGATTACTCTGATAGATTTACAGTTTTCAATGAGCTAGGTAAGGTAGGTGGAGTTGATGACATAGAAGAGCTTGAGAAATTTTTCAAGGAGTATAAGAAACAGGGCCATAGACAATACAAGCTCAAGTACTTATGCGAATATTGTGAAAAGGTAGGGAACTTATCAATCCTACAGCATATCGAGGAGAAAAGATTTTGCGAGTATATAAATCTCTTAGGTCTCGATGTATGTAGATCTCTGTGGTATAAGATATCAGACTTAGATAAAAAACTAAGTATTCTAAGTTTTGATATAACCAAGATACGAGAAGAGCTTAGTAATGAGTTTGAGGTCGGAAAATCTTACACTAAGGCAGATATCAAAGAGAAACTGTCTGATATCTACAAGAAATTAGGTTATAAGGCATCACCGAAAGCAACAGATCTAGGTGAATATTTTGAGATGAAAGAATGTCTTGTAAATAATGGTACTAAGAGATCAGGTGGTTTTAAAATACTAAAAGAAAAAGAAGAATGAAAAAAAAAATTAGATAGGGCAGCTTAAAATACTGCTCTATCTTTTTTATTTATTCACTATATCTTGGAACTAATCTTGCGACATCCCTTGATAATTTTATTCTACTATCATTATCTAGGTTATCTACTACGCTCGCTGCCCATATCAGGTTTAACATGATTGGTTTATTATCTAAATATGATTTTGCATTGTAGTACATCACATAAATCTCAGATCCCATCTTAACCTCTTTTAGTCGGCTATATATACCAGCTCTAGTTAACCCCTCTACTACAGTTTTTTGTAATAGAAAGTTGGAAACACATAGATCTTCACTTGACGGATTCTGGGTGATAAATAGGTACCCAGACTCATACCCCTTCCTATTATCTAGCATCTTGATAATTATTTCGTCATCTCCAATAACAGACTCCATACTATCATACTTACCTCTACTTGGTGTATGTTGAATATAAAATTTCTGTCCTTCTCTAATTACTTTTGCAAATGTTTTCATATCATATCATTTAATTTTTATTTCTTACTAATAAGGATTCTAAGTGTGTAGTTTTTGCGTGTGAGATCCTTTAGAAATCTTATATGTGAGGGATTTCGGGGTAATAGTGCTTTCGGAAATTAAGATTAGCTGCTTTGGTCGGCAGTGAAAGGAGATAAGCTAGGGTGAGTCTGGTGAATCAAGGCCTAACCGACTTTGATGACTTACCTTAGTGAAGTCTCTGATTCCCTCAAAGGTATTTTATTTTGATTATAAAGTATGTATGAGAGGGCATAGCAGGGTATAAATCATAGGTTAAGCAGCTGATAACCTCAGTACTTCAGGGCTGATCTTTTGAAGTAGTGATAAAATATGAAACAACCTCTCACAAATAAAAACCCTGCTTATTATTGCTCAAGTGGTGGAATTGGCAGACACGCTAGACTTAGGATCTAGTGACTAATTATCGTGCAGGTTCGATCCCTGTCTTGAGCACACATATTTAAATTAAAGACAATAAGACATGAAGAAATTTTACATTGCTCCAAGTATTAAGGTATATGGAGTAGAAATGGAGAAGTCAGTCTTATCAAGCAGCAAGGAAGGTAGTAGTTGGAGCAATGATAATATAGTTGGTCCAGGATGTAAAAAACCTACCTTAGAGGACCTTGCAGGATCTGATGAGGCTAATGTATGTCCTCTTCCTCCTAAGTAATGGAGGAGACAAAAAAAGAGTAGTAAGTAGTTTTTTAAAATCTACCTACTATTCTTTCTTATTATTTTTTCGCCACCACAAGAAAACTGAGACCTCCTGTCATAAATTATGCTCTAAATCCCTTATAAGTAGAGAAATTAGTGTTTATTTTATAGATAGCAATTAATTATTTAAAAAATCAAAGAAATGAAAAAGAGTTATTTTAAACCACAAACAAACATTTACAAAACAAATGTAGAACAACCTATTATGGGACTTTCTACCGTAAAATTCCATGAAGTGGAAAATGGTGGAGAGAATAAGGATGAGAATGGTGTAATGCCTTCTGATGACCCTGATAATAGTGATTGGGGTGAAATAGGTTGGAATTAATGTTTAGGAGAAATTAATAATGAATAAAACTAATAAAACGAAATCAAGAAAAATGAAAAAGCTAACAGTAAAATTGTTGATGGCTCTTGCAGTAGTATCAATGGGAACAGCATGTAGTTCAGATGATGTTATTGAAGGTGCTCAGACTACGGAACAGAACAGTAATGTAGTAACTATTCATGTAAGTAACCCACAGAAGCCAGGAACACGTGCAACAGTGGTAGGTGATTACGACGTAAATGTAACGTCAGGTAGAGCCGTTACTTATCCTACAACTGGAAAGATAACAAATTACAAGTATATTTGGACAGTAGGAGATTATCTTTATACATATGATCCAATTAAAGACTTTGTCAGCACATTTGTATGTCAGTCAGTTGATGAGAATGGTGCAGGCGCTACATTTACTTCTACTGATGCTAAATGGTCTACTGGTAATACAATTTATCTCTTTGCTTCAAAAGAGAAACCTACAGTAACCAACCATAATGAAGTAAATTTTTATTATATTAATCCAGCTAATGCAGGCTTTGCATGGGGAGATGCCGATAAGAATACTGCAGTACTTACTAATACAAACTTTACAGGTATAGGTAAGATAGATAAATGTCCAGAACTTGCAAATAATGGTTCTCCAGTGAGGATGGAATGTACACTTGACGTTACACCATCTATGACGATGTACTTTCGTGATATGATGCATGATTATCAGAGTGTTTCATTAACACAATGTGTAAAGAAAGGGGAATATGATGGTTATTATGATGGTGCAACATACAATCTATCTACTAAGAAGTATACACCAGGTATGCTCAGAAATACATGGCTTACATTGTCAGATAAGGATCCACAGAGTTTTGGTAAAGGCGTTATTTATATGCCTTTGGTTGAAACAAAATATGATAAAGTAACTATCTCTCTTATTGGTAAAAATAAGAACATGGAGGGTGATGTAACTACTGTACGCAGCATCTACACAAAGAATAATTTTGATGCTAAAGCAGAGAATAACTATTATAACCTCGGTGATATGGCTAAATGGACTAAAGATGCAGATCATCTATATATTATTGGTGACGCTACTCCATTTGGTTGGGCACAATCTACAGTGAGAGGTGATAGTACACGTATTTGGCCTTTTACTGCAAAGATGAAGAATGAAGGGAACGGTGTATTTACATACATTGGCCCAGCATTGGGTTCTGGTAACACACCAACACAAATGTATAGTCCTTCAAGTCCAGATGCAATTTATCAAGCACCAAGTAGAAGTAACGGAGCATTTAAGTTCTATTTCTTTAACAATGGTCTTTATGAAGGGGCTGGGCTCATGCGTAAGTCAGGTAATGATACTGATAGAGAAACTACTTCATACTATTCTACTTATGATAATTCACTTCGTGGTGATGATACGTGGAAAGTAGTAAATGCAGGTGTTAACAAGATTACAGTTAATGTACGTACAAATAAGGTAACGGTAGAGCCTTACACTGGAACACTGCCTACATTACAAATTACAAAATCTGATGGTTCTAAGGAAACTGTTAATAAATTATGGTTGTTTGGTTCTGCAACACCTCTTAAGAACTATACTGCTACTATGCCCCTTGCATTTAGCTATAATGCAGCAGATGATCCAAATCACTTTGTTTGGGAAGGTCATTTGACTAAGGGTTATCTTAAATTCCCTTATATCTTTGGTGATTATAATTTCAATCAGACAAGTTATCTGATGCCGGAAAATGGTGTAACTACAACTGTTACAGTTGCCAATTTCGCTAATGTGCATCCTACCCCAATCAAAACTGATGGTAGTTCTATGAAGATGATAGTAGGAACAAATCAAGATAATCAATGGGAAGTAACAGATCCCGGTTTCTACAGGATTATAGTAGACGTAAATAATATGAAGGTTACTTTTACAAAGAAGTAGTAAAAATTTTTAGAATAGTATAGTTTTACACTATACTATTCTTTTTTTTTTCATTACCACAAATCTTCCGAAAACAATTCATCACCGCTAATCTCACCCGGCTCTACCTGTCCTGAGTCTAGCGCGATTTGGAGTGCAGTTTTTCTATCCACGAACCTACCATGCGATGTATAAAATCCCTGTTTTTCCCTGCACAGTTCATCGCGCCATCTATGCATGATTTCCGGGTGTCTTCTTGCGGTCTCGATAAAGTAAATATCATCAACCTTGCCAAATTCTTCCCACTTGCTCGGATCTTTATACATTACTCTGGATTCCTCTGGCATGTTAGGTTCTTTTCTATAGATTGCAGCACTTATTATATATTCACTGCTCATCATCCCCTAGTTTCTCAAATTCATCATACAGGTCGATAATAGATTTACTACCGTCATCATGCTTATCAAGAAACTTAATAAACATTCTCTGTACTCCGCTCTTACATATTCTGTTGTTAAACTCTATTCCATCCCGCTTACACTTCCTATAGACTTGCATAATTCTCCTAAGCGATTTTACAAAGTTATAGTAATCAAATTTTACCTTGAACTTAAATCCCTTCGCATCCGTTACTACAAATCCCTCGATGTCACAATTATCCACACTATATAATGCGATAGTATCCCACAGTGTATCATCATCGTGGATAGTAAATTCATTCGGTGTTCTGATAGATGTATTTTTCTTAACTACCTCTTTGAACTTATCTGAAATTGCTTGATAGTCCGGCTCCAGGTTTAACTTATTATGTAGGATATCCAGGAGTACTACCTCTTCTTTTTCGTACTTAATGATATGAGGGTCTTCAGTTGGGCTAATTACTTCAAATACGGCCGATGCATTCTCCTTCTTCAGTAAACTCTTAAGGAAGTCGGCATCATGTTTACTAACGGTTTCATTAAATATTCTTTCAAATCTCTCAGCGAATGGTCCACTATCTGTTGTCTTAGATGCAAATACTACCTGTCCATCCACTACAGACATAATTCCTAGGTATCCATTTTCCTTGACTGCGACTTTAACAGGGAACACAAGCGATTTTTCTAAGTTTTCCACCCTAGTTTCTTTCTGTTCGCCTAGGTTAAAGAATTTGTCATAAGATCTCATTCTAACCTCACCTGTCTTCTTATCTACAAAAAGTCCCCTTGCCTTGATTGTTGCTAGATTCCACTTCTTGCCAATAAATGCATTCCTAGTAAAGTTCAGTGAATACATATTATGCTTACAGCCTTTGACATTAACAAGTCTACTATTCATCATCTTACAAACCTCTGGATCATCTACCTTATATACTGCCTGTTGAAAATTATTTAGTCTCTCTACGCTAAACACTTTATTTTCAAACGACAGTAGTTCTCTATCCCCTTCAGTTATAGATAACACTTTCAAGTTTCCCCCAAATTCAACACTATCTTCTAGACAAATAGAGTGTTCTGTTGGGTCCGTATTTCTATGTCCATGTACCTGTATGAAATCTTGGCATCTCCCTAGTAAGTAATTTTCTTCATAGATCTTATCAACTTCCATGTCATATCCACCTACTCCTTTTATCATATTAATTGTAGGTATTGTGGTTAAGCTAGGAACTGCTGTAAGACCTCCATGTGTAACTAGGTATTTCTGCCCCTTATGTACAAAAGCGAAACATTGACGTAGCTTGTTGTATATTTCTTTTAGATTCTTCACTACCTGATCTCTTGGGTATGACTTCTCTATTTCTTCTAGTGTTGCTTTAAAATCACTAGAGGTTATATCTAGTCCGTTAATAAGTTTCCATATATGCTTTTCATGATTACCTTCCAATAGTATTACATTTCTATCTTTATGGTGCTGTACTAGAAAATCATACATCTCCTTATTCTCAATACCTCGATCAAAATAGTCTCCAACAAATACATATAAGACATCAGGATTCAATGTTTCACCCACTGCCTCTTTTAGACAAGTATAGCAGCCATGAACATCTCCGATTATCTTGACTTCTTTATAGTCTGATACATCCGTGACATAGTAGTTTATTATTTCATCGATACTACTAATCTGTTTAAACCGGTTTGATAGTTTATTGGCCTGTAATATCTCATAGGCTCTGGTTATTTCAGATTCCGGTACTCGTCTTATTAGGTCACGCAGGTTGTTTCTCTCTAGGCACTCTTCTAATGTTGCCTCTATGTTGAGTTGGTAGCAGTTATATCTATACTTATCTGCTAACTCCAAATATTTAGAAACTGCCTTACTTGTTTTGTGGGTTGCATCAATTACTGTAAAGTCACCACTCCCCATACGAACCTCTAACATCCTGTGCAGTGTGTTCCAGACTTCCCTATCAGACCTTGCACTTATCGACATACTACCATCTTCCGTCATGCTAGGTGAATGGAACATCAACCTAACCTCGTCTGCAGAAAGTGTGTAGTCTGTTAAGTTATTGTTTTTGATGAAGGTAGATTTTCCACTACCCATACAACCTCTTAAGATCAGTAAAGTTCTCATATATTAATTTCGTTTTTAAATTTCATGATCATATCCATACTCACGACTTCCTAAGGTACTTTCATCAATTGCCAGTCCCTTATCGATTAGTCCTCGTGTATCAAAGAATCTACTACATAGCCAATCTCGTTTTTCCTGACTGTCCATTTGTAGTATGTCATCCCTTGTTGCTGTCTTGTCACCACTATACTCCCTATAATCAATCAAGTCTCGTTCTTCTATGTCTTCCAGCTTTTTGAGAATAGGTCGTACATTTTCAATACTTACATACTCATCATCACCAAGAAACTCACACATCGCTAGAACATCTTTTGCTTGATTTGTGTGATTATAGATCGGTTGTACATAGACTCTGGTTAATGTATATCTAAATCCACTAACTTCTACTTTAAGCCCAAAACACAATCTACTAGTTATGTCTCTGACTAGCTCTATTTTTTCTTTTTCGTTCATACTTACAAATTGTTTTTACTATATCATTAATTAATTTACTTTTATACTTCTCATAACCACTAGTATAATCTATCAGATAACTACTAGAACACCATACTACATCAAGTTCCGTCTGTTTCTGTCCCTGTAATTTTCTCCAATCAAACTCATAATGTAGCAAGTAGATAGTTGGATATTCATGGTTAACATATTCACAGTTTACCGACAAGAAGACATTACTATCGTTCATGCCAAATATACAATCACTAGTACATACCCACTTATCAGGTCTTGCGATAATGTATAGATAGCCTGACTTAACCGACTTTCCTCCATCTATTCTCTCTGCATTAACTGTATTCCAACTAGATAAGAAGTCTAAATTAGCACCACTCCCAGCTTTCCGACATACTGAAAAACTAGATTCACTGTTTCTTGTTATCTTAAGAACTATGTTTCTCATCTTCCACTATCCTTGTTGCAGTTTTTAACAGTTCGTCAATCTCTTCCTTTAGTTTACCCCTACCTGTTTCTTCATACTTACTAAAACTCCAGACCACTCTTAGTTCTGTTGGTCTATTGTTTACGTAATCTTGTCGGTTGAATTTATAGTAGAGCAGGTAGAGGCTATATCTAGTACTACCTCTGGCTATTTTTATAATATTAGCCTTAAGATTTTCGTAGAAGAAATAATCTAGGTCTTCTATTCTACCACCAAATAGATAACGTGTTCTATTTTCTGTGACTACTAGGTATCCAGACATATAATCTTTGTCACCTAGCCTTGTATAAACCATACCAGGTCTATAATGTTCACTGTCTCCTATTACTCTATTCTTTTCGAGATAGAACTTACCTCCTATTTCTTTCGTTATGTCAAATTCCACTAGCATTATACTTTCTCGCTTTATAGTTTTTTACAGATTGTCGTATATTATCCCACAGGCCATCTAGTATATTTTTGTAGATATTTTCACCAACTCCTTTCTCACGGTACTTACTAAAACACCATATAACATCTAAGGTAACTGTATCTGGACCACCAATTTTGAAGTCGTAGTATAATAGATACCAAGTACTTTTTATAGGTGAGCTGTCAATAGTAGAATATAATCTAGCCATTACTACTTTTTCATATCTAAGTTTATTGCCTATATACATCGCACCTCTATCAGAATCTTCAAAGTAGGCCGTTATATATCCAGACTTACAAGATTTCCCGTTAGTGTCTATAAAAACATACCTACCTCCAGTATTAGGTAACCTTGTTGGAAGTTTTGTAAGGAAGAATTTATCGTTGCCCACTCTTGTAAGCTCAAACATTATCTTCTTCTTGTCCATCTTTGAAAATAGTCTTATATAGCTTATGATAGTAAGCCTCTAAGTCTTTAGGTGTCTTACTATTCTTTATCTTACTACAACCCCAAACAAGTTCAAGTTTACTATCAAAGTAATTACCTGTCTTATACATCAATACAGTTCTACCTTGTACTTCTTGAAATTCTATCATAAGACTTGTGAAGAAATCCTTAGTAACTCCTTTCTGTGCTGTCCTCCTGATTGGTCTTACCTTACCATCCTTTAGGTCAACTGATAGGATAATAATACCGGGCTCTAAAAATTTCCTAGTCTTTGTGTGTACTACTACTCTTACCAAATCACTATTACTAATACAATAATGTCTCAAATAGTAATCATCATTTTCTTTTTCTATTTTTGCTTTTATCCACATACTTACAATTAAGGGGTCTAGGTCACTTCAATACCTTACTAGTGAAGATTAAATAATAAAAACATGGATAATTATTTCAGGTATCTAAAAGAATTATTAAAAGAAACCGGATCGAATACTTTTAGCGATCTGGTAGGAGACAATCAGACATACTTAGCTGACTTGAGTGGAACTATTTACTGGTCGACTGGTGATAAAGGTTATGAATATTATCAGACTACCAATATCTTAGATAGTGAATCTTTCTTAGAGAGTGGTGGCATGTATTTCTGTGAGCTATCTAGTAAGTCTGTTAGTAGTGAGGAATATGCAATCTACACTGCTACAATAACACTTCATACATTAGTTGGTGAGGTTAGTCTTATGGCAGAGGCAGAAGATAAGGTAGGTGCTGATAGGTTTGCAAAAGAACTGGCAGAGCTTAGTAGGTCTTATATAGTTGAGTCTAGTAAGTTTAGTGCGAGGGATTGGAAAACATATCTCTACAATAATTTTGGTGGTTCAAGTTTAATTGATAATAGTATAGATGATGGAGAAATTGAATATTAATAGAGTACCAAGTAAGAGAAAGGATAGAATTAAACTCCTAGATTCAGCACTTGTACAACTTAAGCGTGAATTTGTAGGTCTTGATGATATAATTGATCAACTTGGTGCTAGTGTGTATGCTTGGTATGTGACGCCAGAGATTATTACTAGACCGACCATTGTATCTATTTGGGGTATGACAGGTACTGGTAAGACAAGTGTAGTTAAGAGATTGATTAGCTTGTTATACCTAGATGACGTAAGAATTTCATTTGATTGTGGTGAGTGTAGAGATAATAATAAATCTATCAGCACGGACATTATGGATACTTTTGGTAAGTCTGAAGAGTCTGATAGTGGTGATAGATTTTCCGGCAGTAATAGTCTTGTATTTATGTTTGATGAATTTCAGTATGCAAGAACTATTAATGAGTCTGGTGAAGAAGATGTAGCACCAAGTCTTCGCCCTATCTGGTCAATCTTGGATAGTGGTATTATAGATATCAATGATTATAACTATGATTTCAGTAACCTATGTGATTTTATAGATGAACTAGTTGATACATCTAAGTCATTACCACATATTATAATCAAGGATAATCATATTGAATCTCCCGATGACGTATCTGCGTTCTTGGATCTTATGTTCTTCCACTATGATAGGGGACCTTCTATTAAGACGGACAATACAGAAGATCAGAATAAGCCACTTGAAGTATTGACTAGTAGATATCTTAGAACAATTATTAGGAGGCTTAACAATAAGAGTGATGCATTGGGTAGTAGGGTAGCAAAGGAACTGTTATCTGGTGAGTATACAATAGGTCAACTAGCGGAGAGACTTGAGGATATTAAGAAACTTGCAGCCTCTTCTCGTAAACTTGATTGTAGTAAGTCGCTTGTATTTATCTTGGGTAACTTAGATGAGGCATACAAGGATAGTTCTGATATAAGCCCAGATATTGATGCAGACTTATTCTATGACATAACTAGTAGGGTAACAACAACTGACATCAAAGAAGCGCTTAAGGAGAGGTATAGGCCTGAACAGATTGGAAGACTCGGTAATAATATAATCAAGTATCCAACACTGAGCAAGGATAGTTTTAAGAGAATTATTGACTTAGAGATAGAAAGGATATTAGACAGATTTTCAGAAGTAGATAAGATAAAAGTAGTATTCGAGCAGAGTATGAAAGATCTTCTATATTCCGAGTCTGTATATCCGACGCAAGGTGTAAGGCCGGTTCTCAGTAGTATTGACACTCTTATTACACCGTATCTTTCTAAGGTAGTGGAACATAAAGGTCGTAGTAAGTCTGTCTGTATCGGTGTTGTTGGTGGTGTCAGAGATTTTAGATTACCTCGCGTCGATATTAGACTCAAGTTCGATAAGGCAGAGGAAGTAATAGTAGAACAGAAACTAGAACTTGGCAAGGAAAGATGCCCAGAGAATAGAAAGAAGAGATTTATTTGTGCGGTTCATGAGATTGGCCATGCGATTATGTATTCTTGGTGTAAGGGTGAAGTGCCAGATAATATAGTTAGTGTTTCTACTGATCATGGTGGATTTTGTAGTACTTATGATAGACGTTTTGCAGGAGAAATAGACTGTAGGAGAGATATCTTAGATGAGGTTAGAATTTCACTAGGTGGATATCAAGCAGAGAGAGTAATCTATAGTAATCCAGATATGTGGTTACTTGGTAGCGGTAGTGATATACGGAGCTTGTGGAAAGAACTTAGTGGGGCCGTTATGGATTGTGGATTTGACTTACCACTACCATTGTCGCATAGAGATGTTGAACAGAATGGTAGCATAAGTAATGGTCTTGACTGTAAAGATGTAATGGTAACAAATAAGTCAACAGGTGATGGTAGAATCTTAGAGCTCATCAAGGAAGGTATGGATTATGTATGGTCTGTATTGAGTAATGAGAAAGAACTGATCAAGAAAGCAGCAATCAAGTTAGGTGAGCAAGGCAGTATGAGTGGTCAGGAGTTCTCAGATTTTATAAGGCAGTATGGTAATAAACTAACACCAGACAAGATGAAAGAGGTCTACAACGAAAGAGATCCAGAGTATTATCTTAAGGAGTTAGTATAGGTATGATCATGGGAGAGGGTAGTAATATTCTCTCCCTCTTGTTTCCTTATTAGTAGTATGAAAGATTTAACAGAAGAATTAAGAATAAAACATATTGGAAGAAGAGATCCAATAAGTGATGTAGTTAATACTTTACTAAGAACAGGCTTTCAATGTACTGAACTATCCACTCACAAAGGGGACTTATTGTTAACAGTACTACGAGAGAAAGGTATGAGTATTCTAGATTCAAGAATAGTAGTTGAAATTTATACTGACGAGAAAAAGAAAAACTTAGAGTTGGTTGTCGTTAATAATAATATAATGACTTACAACTTCACTAAGTACTATTACGATGCAACTAACTACTATATGGGGCTAGATGCAAAAGTCTTACTAGGTCCAGAAGATACGGATCAGTTAAGTAAGATACTAAGTATTATATATGATAGTACTAAGTTCTTTGAGTATGAACAAAGATTACTAGAACTAAGATTTGAATTGTCTATTATGATCGAGAGTACTATTTATCCGATGCTGAAAGAAAATGGGTATAGGATTTATAGGAATAGACAATTTAGTAATTCTAGAATTGACTTAGGAGTTGTTCCAAAGGTGCGTGTTAAAAACTCTTGCCTTGACTATATCTTTGCTAGACTAAATGGAAATACTCCGTTCATTGGTTTTGGTGTTCATCCAATAACTGGTAGATTCATAGTGTTGGATGCAAAGGAGAGCAACTTACAGAATTATCACCAGGTAGATCTTAATGAACTATCAAAGGAAGAATTAACAAAATATATTAAATCAATTATTAAATGAGATTATGGGAAACCTAAGTATTAAGAAAAAAGAAGAAGCACTTATCAAAGCAGGTAGAACAGTCGATGATAAGGGCAAAGTAGATGTAACAAGACTTGATGACCAGACTATCAAGAGGTGCAGGGATATCACAAAGGGTATAACTGATTCTGATAGTCTTAAGAAATTTGGTTCAGATATAGTTAGTACAGGTAGTGATTGTGTTAGTACTTTGCTGGAACTCAATAAGCTAGATAAGGCTGGTGAAGCTGGTAGGTACGTAAAAGAGCTTATCAGTACAATCAGAAAGAACGAGCTGAAAGATCCAAGTACTATGAAGGGTTGGAGAAAGTTTGTTGCTATGATTCCAGTATTCGGTACACCAGCGGTATTGTCAGCAGATAAGATCATGGCTAGGTACGAATCAAGTAAGGATGACGTTAACAAGATCATCGCCAAAGTCAAAGAGATGGAGGTAGACTTGGATAGTGACATGAATTCTCTAGTCTTAATGGAACAAAGGGCTGAGGAGTTGTGTGAATATTACGGCGTTCATGTAGTCGCACTAGCTGTCTTATATAACGACGAGACAGAAAAGCTGCAGAAGATGTTGAAGGAATTTGAACAAGATCCTTCATCTCACAGTCAGTCAGAATTAGATAAGCAGCGTGAGTTCGTCGAAAAAATAGACAGACACTCATTCGACTTATTTATGGCCGGACAGAAAACACACAATCTCGACCTACCTCAGATTAGAATGATGAGGCAGAATAATGAGAGACTGCGTGAGAATAATGAGGAAATCTATAGGACGATCATACCAAATTGGGAGACATCGATCGCTATTGCCATTATGAATCAGAAACAGAGGGCAGTGCTTGAAACTCAGAAGGCGATCAAGGATGTCAACAATGAACTTACCTTGAATAATGCTAAGATGATGAAGGAAACAACAAGTAAGATCTTAGTGGAGGGAAGTAGAAGTATTATTGATGTTGAAACCTATAAGAAGGCAATGAATGATGTATTTACTGCCCTCTCTGATACAACTGAAAAGCTAGCACACATCAAAGAGCAGAGGGATAATGACCGTGCTGAGATTGTGAAGGCTAATAAGGAAATGTCAGCAAAGATGTTAGAACTTAGTAAGAGATCAGAAAACCTCTTGCTTAGTAATACTGAATTTGTACCAGATGCACTTAAGTAATGTACAGAGAGGATAAAATCAGAGAAGTCACCTATAAGTACAATGAGAAAACAGGCGAAATACTTTATACTAGCACTAAGAGAAGGTACCTAGAAAAAGTCAGAGCAGTATCTATCAGGTCTAGCCTACCGAATATAGAGTATGAACTAGAGGGTATAGAAGCACCGAACAGTAAGGGTGTAGTTCTGAAGGAAGGTGATTTATACAAGCTAAGAATGTCAGGCTCGGATTTGATATTTAGGCTAATAAAACATTTTCCCGATAAGTCAATTGTAGTAATGCAAGTGCTGTCTGAAGACCCTAGTAAGTTTAGATTGATGAGCAAAGAACAGTGTGAGGAGTTAGGTATTGTGTATCAAAACTACCTTGCAGTATTCTCAGCTGGCTTAGGTTGGATTAGTACTAGTCTGGAATGTGATGATTTTGATCCGTTTAACTTAAGTACGTATGATAAGTCTATAGTACCAGGGAAGACAGGTAGTATTAGATATATGATTGTAGAACTCCCTGGATTTAGATATGTAGATTCCGATACAGTCTGCTTGGATTGGACAGGTAGACCGATATTATACTTAGATTTAGAATTACTACTTACACAGCTTGAGGTTAGTCTGAAGAAAGATATAATTAGTACAGACCTAGATAAGTATAATGAACTGTCGAGAGGTACATATCTCAGTTGGTCAGTATTGAGAGAGTCTTTTCCTGGTTCAATTAAGAGGAATGATGTTGAACTACTAGATCAGAATGGAAGTATACATCTGATCCTGGATTTTACTTGGAAAGGTTTAGGTATTTGTCCGCTTGCACTAGATGGGATTAAACTAGAAGACCTAATTAGTGTGTCGATTAATACATCTTTTAATATCAAGCCGGGCGAGAAACCTGATTACCTAAAAGCAAGTAGTACTGGATTCGTAACAGTACCACCTGAAATATTTGAAAAGAGAAAAGGTAGGTACTGGAAAAAAGGTATTACAGGACAGGGTAGATTCCTTATTAGTGATAAATGATTTGTACTCAGAAGTTTGTTGTTAGATTACATAGTTGGCCTGTGATGGGTCGACTATGTTTTTTTTGCACCCTGAGATCCCCTAGATTTCTTATTAATGAGAAATACTCTTATCAGGGGATTTTTTCTAATAAAGCCATTATTTGTAGCTTAGCCGTGAGGTTAGGCTACATTTTTGTTATTCTCTTGGTATTATTTCCTTATTAGTAGGAGTATTAATATAAATTTCAAGTTATGGTAGTAAGAATTAGATTATTGAAAAAAGACTGCGAAGATATAATTCGCAGTTGTGGTTATTCTATTAAGACTATTAAAGACTTAGTAGAAGAAATTAAATTTAAAAGTGAGCCCGGAAAGTCAGCTGTTATATCTTATGCTGGAAAAGTTAGAGTTGCTTATAAAGATGAGCTCGAATTGATGAGCTTAAGAGCAGCAATAAAAAATGTAGCCCTGATTGAAGATTTTACAGCTAAGAATTGGGATACAGTACGTAACGTCTATTATGTGTACTGTAGTGGTAATTTTCAGCTAGAATCAATCGCAGAATCCTTATTAGAAGATAGAGTACGTGAATTAATAAGAGATAAGGACTTTTAAGATGAAGAAAACTGTAGGATTTATCGTATATCATAGAGTTGATTATGATGGATTATTTTCTGCTGCAATTATCCAAGACTACCTAGTAAGAGAGCTTGGATATGAAAAGGTATTGACAAAGGGTTGGAATTATGGAGACAGCATTCCAGAACTACCTAAGATTGGTAAGGATGAGCTATGTCATGTTTTTCTAGTTGACATTTCATTTCCGCCAGAGGACATGAAAAGACTTAAGGAGTTATCAGGTGGTTATAGGGCTATCTGGATTGATCATCACATAGGGGCGATTGATACAGCCAAGGAACATTCTTACGATGACATGGATGGCCTTAGAATGATAGGTCTTGGTGCGTGTGAACTATGTTGGAAATTTATGTATGGTGTTGATAGTATTGTGCCTAAGGCAGTGAGGCTAGTATCTGCATATGATGTTTGGGATAAGAGTCGATTTTCATGGGACAAAGAGACACTAGCATTCCAACTTGGTCTTCGTACTAAGTATGGTATGGTCTTGAACTCCATTAACCAAGTATTTGACAAGCTGAGGATAGATAATTCTCCACTCACTGCAGAAATACTAGAGACAGGTAAGCAGATAACAGTATATAATCAGAAACGTTATAAAGCCGCCGTTAAGTCTCATGCATTTTCAGTAGTAGTAGGTGGTAAGTATAAGGGAATTTGTATGTTGACTCAGGAATTTGGAAGCCAGCAGTTCGAGTCAGTATATGGAGATTATGATATTACAGTGTGCGTAAACTTAAGGCATGATGAAAACGGCGGGCTGTACTATTCAATATCAATGTACAGTGAAACCGAAACTGGATTAAACCTTGCTGATTATATGAAACAAAACTATAATGGTGGAGGTCATAAGTGTGCAGCGGGTGGTACAATGACGAGAGACCAGTTCCTAAGACTACTAGATAATCAGGTAGTGTAGGGCGGATAAAAAAAAGAAGAGTTAGTAAAACTGACTCTTCTTAAATTTTTTATTTATTAACTCATTTATTGTACTGTCTTTAATATTTAATGTATCTGTTTTTATTTTCTCCGGGTAATCAAAAAGTTGGTATATTATAGACTCATCTTTATCCGGATCGCCTATTGTTAGATGCCATGCCAGAAATTTATTTTCTTGTATTAATTTTTCTAGTTCTGACAAGACCCTTTTCTTTGTTATATATTTAAAGCTCTTGTCCGATATTACTAGTTCGATATTGTATTTAACAGGTTTTTTTAGCTTACCCAAGTACGTTATTCCAAGTCCCATTTCTAGTTTGTATTTTGACATAAATGATATGTTCATAATGATTCCTAGGTGTGGAATAATAACTCCCCTTCTATTAATATCCCAATAACTAAGTTCTGTCATAGTCTACTCAATCTTTTATCTAATTCTTTTTCTGTCATACTATTAGCCCTTAATGTATCATTTATCAGGCTATCCTCTATCTCTACTGTATCTGTATTAAGTATTTTTTCCTTAGGTAGTTCTGGATATTCAGGTGGTTCTTCTGTCAACTCTGTATATAGTAACCTATCTGAATAAACACCATTCTTCATGTAATCTAGATAAATATCAATAATACCTTCCTTTCTTAGATATTTAGATACAAGGACATCTATCGATATGTAGTAATCCTTAGGTACACGCAAATGGCGACCTTTAAGTATATATCCAAATACATTCTCTAATATATTATACTGAGACCTAACAGGGATAATAATCTTAGCTGAAAGATTGTCACTTTCTGCGTTTTTGTAGTAAAGTATTGTTACCCTCACGATGGCTTTGCTCTCCAATAAACCATTTCTATTTTAATCATAACTTTTTCATAATACATTTCAATAATAAGGAAAAGAGAGGAAAGTAGTTTTACCTACTCTCCTTATAATATTTTTCCAATCACGTCATAGATATCTGCCTCTTTTACTAGTAAATATTCTCTTCCCAGTATTACATATGGATTATCAGGGTATCTATCAAGCTTTTCTTCCTCACTTATCTTGAGGACATAACGCATTCTAAGTATATTAGCTGTATCTGGTATTAGGTTTTCTAATTCCTTCATTATTTTTTTGCTAGTTAGTACTTTCTTTGTGGGTATACAAAATCTTATATAGTTGTTAACTGTCTTATTACCATTACACACAGATTTCCTAACACCTGAAAATAATCCCGTCCCATCATAAGTAAGTTTATATATACTGTTAGTGACTGGAATTTCTACTGCTGCTAATATCTCCTCTACTGATATACCTGGGTACTTAACTAGTTTATAGGCTACTTTAACTTTGATCTTTTTCATCCTTCTTAGTATAATACCAGAATGTACCAACCTGAGCACATGTAGATACTAGCAGGATACATAGTACTACCATGATTATTGTATTATCATCATCTGAGTCTAATTCAGGTTCTAGGTAATCAAAGTCTCTAAAATCCTTCTTTTTCCATAGTCCAATATTCTCTCTAAGGAACCAATGAAGTCTATCTAAATCAAGCTTCTTCTGACTCTGTAAGAATAATTTACATCTAGTGTCAAGTGTTATATCATCCTGCCAAGAGAAACAATCTGCCCACTTAACTTCATGCGTAGACTTATTAATTCCCACACAGATAACAAGTTCATTCTTATTACCACCTTGCCAGTAGTTCTTTTGTTCCTCCGCTATTTCTGGACCTTGACCTTCCTTAAATACTAGTACAAAAATCCTTATCTTCTTTCTGCTTCCTTCTCTAGCATTGAAGTTTGTAAATTTCTTAATAACATCTTTGCCTGGATTAAAGCCTAAGATTGGATTTTGTTCTTGTTCATACATGTTAGGACCACTGATACCTGGATAATCGAATAAGCCAAGTAATTTTGCCTCCTCCTTACTTACATCTCTTAGTCTAAATGCCGTCTGTGTTCCTTTTATTTTATTTATATATGGCATTTCTAAGGAGTAGGTAATTAGGTGTTGTCCTAGTTGATCCCAGTAATATTCCTGCGCATCTCCATCCACTGTATAATAGTTTCTGTGCATATCTACAAAAATGGGCTTCGTACTCCACAATGTCTTAATGCTGTCAAAATACTCCTTGCTTGTATAGATTTCATTACCACCATTATCAACCAGTATCCATCTCTCAGGGTGATACTCGACATAAGAACAATCATAAGTTTCTGTCCTAGTATTTCCCCTAGAATCTCTGATCATTCTAGTACAAGTTCTGTGTATATATTCGTTCCACCTATCTAAGTGTCTGATCTTAGAATAATAGAAAGACCAATACTCCGTATCAGATATCTTACTATACCTAATTGTGTGATCCATTGTAAATATCGTGATCACAGTTAGTATAGTAGGAACCGTTAAGAGCAATAGATATGTTATACCCCTTCTCTCATCACTTAGATCTAACTTCTTATTCTTTCTGAAATACCAATATACAACATTAGCTGCAATAATTGGTAATAGTATTAGTAAGTAAATCATTTCTTTAGATTATTTTTTATTATACTAATTATTCTATCACTATCTAATCTCATCTTATAGCACTTATTGTAGACGTCACTGTTCCCTCTCCAATTGTAAGGCCCTATACAAAAACCGGATCCTGTACCACTAAGTGTTTTCTCCAACGCACAATACACACTCTTTTCCGTTGGATGTTTTTTGTTATTGAATTTAATAGTAACTTTATACCTAGAGTATACGGGTTTTCCTTTAAACATTTCAGGAGAGTGACCCTCAAGAACAGCCCTACCTTTAATTATTCCAAAGTTAAGCTGGAAGTCTAGGTCTATTAGAAAATCTAAATTCACTTTATATGGATAGTGTGGTATAGTTTCCGTAAGGTAGTATGTTCCTAGTATTTTCATTTCTTAAACAGATCAACTTTGCCATCTTCTACCTTATTCTCCATAATACCTTTTGTGTAGGTACTGCTGATCATTTCATATTTCAGCATCTTATCCTCTACAAAAAGGCTAGATGGGAATGTCTGTACTAGGTTATTATGGACTCTCACAATATCAATGATTTCAAGTTGTGCATTCAAGAACTGTCTCCTCTGCACTTCAATCGTAACACTAAGATCCTTGTATAGTTCGTTGCTGAATTCTGGATTTTGCTCCTTTATCCAATTAAACAGGACCTTATCGCTTTGATCGTACCTTTTGCTCATGATGTGGTTGTAGATTGAATCAAACTGGATTGCATATTCTTTTGTTACGCCCGCCTTAGATTCTAGTACTTTCCACATATTATCATGGACACCTTCGATCTTAGATAATTGCATGTCATACTGATTTACTAACCTTGTCTGCTCATTCTTATAGCTTACTTTCATAATGAGCAAGATAATAGTAGTACAAATAATAACTGCACCAATACTAATTAAAATTGTTTTTGAAATTCTCATAAATATAATTAATTAAACTGAACTCTGTATTAATTTTCAACTATAAGGGGACTAGGGCGTCATGTGAGAGGTTCTGAATGCCTTAATAGTGTAATCAAAGAAAAATAAGAAATGAGAAAATTTAAAGTTAGCGAGAGAGTAGAATTTATTGATAAGAATCCAGGAAGTACAGGACTAAGTCACACTAGCATCTATGAGATTATAGGTTTTGGACAGATGAAGGATTCTCAACATAACTGGATCAACGCAGTACTATACAAGGCAGTGGGACATGAAACAGTTTACGTAAGAGCAGAGGAAGACTTCAATATCAAATTTAAGCTTGCAGATGGACAAGCCTAGATTCCTTATAGTTGAGCATATTTGTTATCTCAATAAACATTTATAACTTGATTATGTAGTAGTTCGGTCGGGAGACTAGGCTACTACTTTTTTCCGTCTATTTTGTCCTAAATCCCTTATTATTGTATGAATATTAAAAAATTCCTTAAAAATAACAAGGCAAATATCTTGTTAACTGCGGGTATTGTGTACCTGTATCTAGAGAGTAAGAAGACTATGAAAGAGAATGGTCGTCTTCGTGGAATAATAGAGAACCAGAATGATGAGATCAAAGGTTACAAAAGAGTAACAGAGAGAATGATCTTCAATGCTGGAAAGAATTCACGAACACCGATCTAATATAGTCAAGTTATTAACAAATTAAATCAATCAAAGAAAATGGAGAACAAGGAAATTTTGTACAAAGCAGTTGTAGAGACTGTTAAATCGGAAAGCAATGAAAATGTAGCTGACCGTAAGTTAATTTTAGAAGCAGCTGGAAAAGCTTTAAACCAGTTCGGAATGGATAGTTCCGGTAAATATAGACTTGCTGAGTTATTGATCAGTGAGTTAAAGAGTAAAAATCTCTTAGTATCTGAGAAGACTGAGGGAAACACAGAGAAAGAGGTAGGACGTAGAAAACAGGAAGTCTACCTCATTCAGTATGGCAAGGCACTCGAATATTTAGAGGGTCTTACTAAGAAAACTAGTGGCGAAGTAATATCGCTCACTAATAAAAACAAGAAAATCCGTGATGCTAGAGTAAGTCTAGAGAAGAACGGATATAGCAAGGCGGAGGCAAAGAAGATCTCCACCGTTACAAAGAAGCAGGCCGAGAGGTTAGAACAGCTTCTGAGGTTTGTGATAAATAAATGCACAAATCGAACAATTACATTCACACAGTTGAGAGAATTGTGGGGTGTTAGCTATTTGGATGAGAAACAGTTAGAAACTATTAAATCATCCTTAAAGGCGTATGGTGTAAACTTTTTCTACACCATTACAATCGATGGAAGGTCAAAGGTACTAACACTATCTAATGACCCAATCGGAACACTAAAGTCACTTGCTGAGATGGCAAAGGACTTATTTGGTGTAAAGATGAATACCAACATAAAGAAACCGTCTATGAACGATGGTAGAAGATTAATTAAGGTATCAGAGAAAACAGTTGGTAAGGCAGAGTTCATAACAGATCATGTTAAGGAGCTTATGTTTTACATTGGCGGTATTCTTGTACTTGAGAATAGAGCCGTAGACGTTGATGCTATTATATCTATCTTAGGTAATAATAGCTATCGAGGACTTAAAGAAACTCGTGAGAGTATCTTTGAGGTAGTAAAAACTTATCCTGAATACTTCGCGAGAAGCATTGGGAATAAGAACTGTATCGGATTTAGTTCTATTAAGAATTCATCCGAGATCTGGGAAGAACTGAAGAATAAGTTTAGCCCAGTTAATGACAAAGTAGAGTTCGCATGGCATATAGGAAGCGGGTTAAGTCTTGAAGAGATTCAGGAGTATTTCCCAGAGTCCTATAAGATTAGACCTGAGGCGAACATTGTGGTAATTAAGTTGACAAAGAGTGTAGAGGACTTACAGAGACTTGCACTACTGTCATTCAAATTCCGCAAGGAGGATTTCGCAATTCAGCTAGATAATGTAGAGGAGAAACTGGCTGCAGAGCGAAAGATGTTGGAGACAAGAACAAAGAGGGTGTTTAACCCTAAGACTAATAGATGGATCGGTCTTGACGAGTCTGATATGAGACTTAAAAATGATCGTGTTATCTATGAGATAGAGAAACTATAATATTGTTGTCGTCCACAACAAGGCTTACTGGTTTGTGATGAATCGGTAAGCCTATTTTTTTTTCAATCCCTTACCCTAGATTCCTTAACTATGAGTATGATAGATTTTAGAATAATCAGATCAGATAGGTATTGTAGAGAAGGAAGACCTAAATGTAGAAAGAAGTTTGGTAGAAAATTAGTAAGAGATGATATACGAAAACTACCCATGAGAACTTACTCGATGTGGTATAGAGGTAAAGATCACTTCGGTTCATATTGTAAGCCTGAATACGCAGAGACTATTAAGTTTCTATATTCTAGGATAGGTAAGGACTATAATGATACTTACTCAGAGATTATTAAGAGGCTAGGTAAGAAAACAGTGAAGAATTATGTATTCAGAAGGGACTTACTCAGGACGGTACAGAAAAATGATGTAGTACTAAGTAGTGTATTTAGATATAGAAGACCGTCAAAGACTCACTATGGGTTCTACTTAGATGATCAAGGCATACTTAGATATAGCATGTACTACACAATCAATAGAAGACCAAGTAATAGGAAAAGATCTGAGACCCTGGAAAATATAGAGTCTTATGATCCAGTTGAGGTATATAGTGCACGACCAATCTATAAACAGCAAAGTTGGATTAGACTGAAAGATAAATATTATGTTCAGACTTTCATGGACGGGCTTATTGTGCCTGAGAAATTACCAGTCTATGCAATTGGACTGTCTTCTATGTACAGTAATCGAGGAACCTTACCTGGCGCACTTAGGATGTTTGAACCAGTTATGATATCAGGGATTGGTTATTATCACAGAATTACAAACCAATACAGAGATACAACAACAATAATATTCTTAGTAAAAACAAAAAATATAGAAAAATGGAGAAAGAAGAAATCTGCAGAGTAGTAGAGAATTCAGAGATTGGTAGGTATATATCTAGGCCTGACCTGCTTAATATTCTGGAGGTAGAGAAGGACAATCTCGAAAAGCTAACAGAACCAGATCTCAAGTTTATGATTGAGAACAGAAAACTAAGAAATCCTGAACTTATTGGATTCTTGAGTCTCTTATGTCCGCTGGTAGGGAGAAGTTATTTTTATGAAGCGAATAATAAGAGAGATGCAGAGTTACTAGATAATTCATCAGTCTTACTTTATGCACTTCTGATGGGTACCTGCACTGCGATAGACATTGTTCATCACGCACCGATAGTATGGGCCATTGTAGTAGTGTTTAACTTAGTAATGTCGGTCTATACAAGATACTGCACAAAAGTAACTAACACTAAATATTTTATGGCCAGTTGTTCGGTGCTAATAGACAACAATGGAAGTGACGCAGTGAAAGATTTTATCAAGAACCAGGAGAGACCATAGAAAAGAAAAGTAGTAGAAATTAAATCTACTACTTTATTTTTTTTATTCACCACCACCTAAGGTCTTCATCATTTCTTCAAACTGCTTCTTCTGTTGATAGTCTGAGATTTCCTGCTGTTTCTTAGATTCTATATCAAGAGGATTAATGCTCCGCTTTGTATTTTCATAGAACCAAGAAATAGTCTGTCTCACTGCCATCTCTGCAATATCTTTATCCTCCTCATCGATTTCATCACCCCTAAAGAATGCACAATGGTCGGTCATAATAAACTCAAATTCAAAAGGAAGATCCTCTGAATCAAGCTTACAAAGTACTGCATGCTTACCTCCTTCTAATGTTGGTATCTTATCATTACCGTCTAGGAAGTAGGTTTTCCACTTGTTATAATCTAGGTAAGGAATTCTGACCTCTAAGTTAAACTCATTCTTATAATCAGGTTCCTTGTCAAGCCCTTTATACTCTACATTGTTTACATTGTTGTCGCCGTAAAATATCCTAAGCTCTGGACAAATCTCTTCTTCCCAGAGTCTATCTAGCGCCTTATAACCTGACCCGCTAAACATGAGAACTAATCTATCATTACTGTCAACTGCAATAAACTGACCATTAAATAGGAAACAATTACCAGGCTTTAATTCTGATAAGGCGCCTAAGAAATTCCTATCCTCGAACGTTCTACACTTAACGCCGTTCTCATCTTGTACCTCCTTATATTCAATCTCTTCACAGTCAGGACCAAAGTACTTATTCCACTCGTCCTTCTCTGTTTCTATGATTGATTTCTCAGGAAACTTACAGATATCCCACTCAATGATGGAATTTAATTTTTCTAGGATGTCAGGTTGATCTAATTTTGCAATCCCCTTATTACATCCACACTTGTACTTGTTTTTTAATACCTCAATTACCATTACTTAATCTCTTCAAATATTACTGGACTAGTTATACCTCCTTGATGTTCTGGTAGTATTAGTTTTCCACCATTCATCATTGCCTGACCTAACGGAGAATCGCTTACAAAATATTCACCAAAACTAGACAGGACAGACTTAATTTTCTTTCTAGTATGCCTCAAGTCCTCAACAAGTTCTTTCTTCTTCTTGGCATTTGTTTCTGCTAACATTGATTCAACTTTGTAGAGAGTTTGATCTATTGGTTTGATCACCTCATCATACAGGCTTCTCTCTACTAGATTCTTCTCTTGACTCACACCACCTGGATATGTAATCTTGTATCTTTTCATTATCTAATATTGTTTTAATAAGTTTAGTATAAGATCTAAGAAAGCCGAATTGATAATAATATCTATCGTCACATCAAATTTCTGTAACTTTTCCTGGCTTATAACTTCACCCAGTATAGTTCTTAATGTTATACAGATTAGGATAATAGAACCTATAATAAATAAGATAGTATTTCCTACTATAATTCCTAGTAACATTAAAAACCCGCTTGCCCTCGCTATAAGGTCCCTGATATTTAGTAGTTTATTATAGATTCCTGGCTTCTTATCTCTATACCGTAAACTAGAAATCAAGTTAATAACCGATAATATGACTACGCTAGAAAAAGCCAAGATCAACAATGTTCTACAAATAAACTCTATCATAGCTTAATTGGTCTATGCATTCGTTTATACTCTGTTCTCTTGTGACGATCTAAGATTCTGTTAACCATGTCGACGCCAATCTCATCTATCATCTTGTATAGTTTTGATTGTAAGCCTCTGTTCCACAAATCTTTCTCGTCATTATTCATAGATAACCAAGTCTTGAGTACTTCATCGACCTGCTCATATGTACAACCTGGTGCAATCTGGTCAAGGTCACTAGCAGATGTTCCATTTCCGTCTGTTGGTACTATCTTAAGTGCATCTTCCAGGGCAGCCACAGCATAACCTACTCTCTTGATCTCTTCGTCATCCACACCTTCTACTAGGGTCTCACGATATTCAAGGTATTCAGTGAGCAAGTAATCAGTAACCTCATAGATATCTGACTTCCAAAGGTTGCCTATTGGATTTACATCACCCTCGTCACCATGAATCGTCCAGAACCCAGTATTGTGCTCAGTCATGTTATCTGTATCAACTACAATTCCGCCAGTTTCCCCGGCCTTACAGTACAAGAAAATCATACGAAGTCTTGCCTTAATATTACCTAATGCAATGGCCGATAGGTTGGCGGGATCATCAGTTGAACTAGTCCCGATTGATACAAAGGTGCTAGACTGAAGATACCAATTCTCAATGTTTACCTCCTTAAATTCATTACAAAACGCTAGTCCCGCATTTAACGCAGAACTAACCTCACCCTCTGCATTAGTCTTACACATCAAAGAGTAACCAAGTAGTTTAACACCTGTCCTCCTAGCAACTTCATAACAAAATGCAGCGCTCAATGTACTATCAATACCACCACTAACACCAAGTACCATAGTTTTGATCTTGTTCTTCTCAAGGTAGTCTGATAGTTTCTCAATAATGTTCTTCTTAATACTTACTGAATAATCTCTAGTTCTATTCATATAAATAATTTTTTTGTTGTTACACTAATAAGGAAACTAAGGCAAAATAAAAAGGTAGTACTACATTATCTTAACATATTTTTCTATTAACTTAGATACTCTACTATCATCTAGGTCTATATCTTTTGCACTAACCTGGAATGTATTTAATCTCTCGTATTCTGATTGTACGACACTGCTTCTAATCTCGAGACGATTTATTCCTGGTTTTGATCCATTCTTTAATTGCTCTTCTATTATATTTAAAATAGTGGCACTGTCTATGAATTTACTAGTTAACTTTATAAAACTCAATATACAGGATCTAGGGGTGAGCAGGTCAACGTCTCCCTTATACAGCTTTCCAGAACCTCTTACGATTAAATTCCTACTGAACGCCACAGGTACCATAATTCTAGCAAATATATAGTCACTAAATCTATTTTTATAGTAAACAACTTTTGCTTTCATATTCTATTCATTCTACACTATTAAGGAAACTAAGACAAAATAAAAAGAGTAGTACTAACCACTACTCTCTAATATTTCTTTCTATTAAGTCATCTATAAAACACTTATCTAGTTCTATAATATCTCTACCTACTTCTACAATTCCACCCAGACGGTCAGCTCTATGTGAATCTTGTACGTCTAAAAAGCAGTCCGTATAATCTGTTCCATTAGTTAATATTATCTTGAGTATAGAAATAATTGACCTACTACTAAGGTACTTATCAGTCCTAATACTAATAATTAAGTTGTGGTTCAAATACTTGCTTGCTTTTAATGCTCTATAGATTCTACCGTTCAATGAGGCAGATAATGTATATTTTGTTTTCTTGATGGGTATGTAGAATCTGGCCCATATTTCTGAACCGAACAATCTTCTATAATACTTAATACTGGTTTTCATAAGTTTTCTCTAATTAATTGTGATAGGTCAGGTGTTGCTAGGACTTCAAAATTACCATCATCCTTAAGCCATACAAGTCTCCTCGCAATAACCTTAAGTCCTATATCTTCTAGTGGAATTTGATATGTACTGAACTGAGCATAATATTCACTAAGTGGTTCAGATAAGAAATCACTAAATGGACTTTTCATCTTCTTACCTGTCGATCTTGCAAATTTATTCCTAATATCAACATTTGTCTTATAATCCGCTATCACAAGACCACTATTCTCTGGGTTAACAGTATCTTTATAGTATAGTAAGATATCTGCCGTCCCCGCTAGTTGTGTCTTGAGATGAGTACTGGGATCTGGGTTGCTGTTTGTATATAACATCGCCTCTGCATAAACAAAGTGAAGACAAGGAGGAAGACTAGACCAATAATTGATAACTGCCTCCTCTTTACCCCTTGTTGGAATAAGCCAGTTTTTATCCTCCACATACTTACACTTACAAGACTCAGTTATTCTCTCAGGGTGACCATTTATTAAGTAAGAATAAGACTCTCCAAATTCATGCACAAGTGATCCGGTAATTGTAGACATCTTATTTTTCCACAACCACTTATCCTTCCAATATTCAGGAGTCTCACCATTTTTCTTAGCATAATTAGTAGCTGTCTGTTCTGTATCAAAAGGAGCCATATACTTACCCAACATAGTAGTAACAGAGGTCAACTGCTTACCATGGAGTGAATAAATATGTGGCTCTTCAAAAAATAGTAGGTCCTTGAATGATCTAAGTATGTGAGCCCTAATCTGCGTTACTTCCTGCGGTTCATTTTTCACCACGAACATTTTTGGTATGTCTGAGTAATCTTCCATGTTTTTAATAATTATCTGTTTTCTATTAATAAGGTTCCATGTCTACCCTACCTACGAAAATGTCAACTTGGCAGGGAAGGGTGACAAAAAGGCAGAGAAATTATTTTGGTATTTCATTTGTATTATTAGCAGTACAAATTTAATAAAAAATTGAAAAATATGATGGATAGATTTATAAAGAACTACGTTGATACAGCGATGTCACTTTTTGATGACACATGCAAGAGGGTAGTTAGTAAGGTTGAGAATACAGAGTCCGGTGCAAAAATTATTCTAGTAGTGCCAGGACTAGATAAAGACGACCTAACGATTAAAGCAGAAGATGATAGATTGACTGTTAGTGGGGTGAATAAAGAAAACAGTGAAACTAAGGTACTACCAGATTTCAAAGAGTCATTCTATGTAGGCAGAGAGATTGACATGAATAATATTAGTGCAAGCCTGAAGAATGGTGTACTCTTGATCAACTTGCAAAAGAAAAAGGGACTCGCAGGAAAACAAATTACAATTGACTAAAAAAGAAGGAGAGATTGGTAAACTACCTTTCTCTCTTTTTAATTTGCAAAAAAAAACGACTGGATGTTGAGAAGCTTTCTTCGGTCATTTTTTGACGTGAACAACCTCAATCCCAACATCCTATCTCTACCAGTATTACAGCCAATAACGGGTATAGATATATCCTCTTGGCCTCCCGCCTGACTCGCAATACATAGCTCACCTGTTTCGCTCTAGGGTATCTCAATTTTAGACTAGTGACTATAAAACTGAGCAAAATTCATCAGCATGGTTACCTCTTTCGTACCCCTCTGTCTGTCGAGTCTTACTCCAGGACTTACATAACTCCATTTTCTATCATAGTTAAGGAATCGAAGGCATTCTAGGTGTGGGAAGCAAAAAAAAAATAAAACGACAGAGAGTGGAATTGCGTTTAGAATTCTCTCCTTGCGACTCTCTATCTCTACCGCACCGGAACTATTACTTAGATGCGACCCATCCACGGAAATAGCCCTAAGTGTTTAGCTTACCTACATCGCTACCAGGGTGGATTGTTTTAGATTAAATTAGACTTATAAAAACAACCAAAATTAGTCAACACGATTACCTCTTTCCCTTACCGGCTCTATGGTAAGACCTCTACTCCAGGAATTTCGTGCTCCCTTCTTTCTATAGGAGCAATGCCTCACTCCTATATCGACTGAAGATGTTTACATCTTCTATCTCTACCTGTACGTACTTAGCTAACCTCTATCGCTACGTGGGGTAGTCTAGAATATTATCGAGATCGGTCCTTACTCGAAGGCTTACAAATACTAGACAAAACTCAGCCTTATGACAAGATCCCTATAGTCGATACTTGCCACATCTCACTATTAAGGAATTGAAGGCTTTTCAATTACATTATCTATACCTCCAGTTGCTAACTACAACCCTAATCCCGTATATATTACTGATAATCATATCTATTCTTCTAACAGCATCCCAACCACTTAGTAGATGACTATACGCACTTAGGTCGAATATTCCATCTCTGGCTTTATTCAGATTAGCCTCTACAAAATCTAGAAATTGTATTATATCTCCATTAGCTTTATTGAACTTCTCCAAAATCATCGTGGTATAGTCTAAGCTAGTTACAAGACCCTTTCTTTTAGCTAACCAAGAATTAAAATCTCTTATATATTGCTTGTCCTTGGCCTTTTTCTCCCCAAACTTATAGAATCTTAACGTACTGATACCATAAGTATTTTGTACATATTCATCTCTTGCATTATCATATACATCAAGATGGTAGTCTGAATCTATTTCTACTAACATACTTTGGCGTGGAAAGAAATAATCAGCCACAAAATAGTTCTTTCGCCTATGTTCTATATCACTAACACAGTACTTATTACATAATCCTCTCCATACATCTTGGTCTTGTATGATTAGTGGAAACTCTCTTATATAAACCGTCTTTTTATACTTCTTTTCAAGCACCTTACGGAAATTAGGAGACCAAAAACTTCCCTGATCTACGTTTTGCTGCCTATTGTACTCTAAGTTAATTGGATAACCCCTTTCAGATATTAACCGTTTAGGGATCAAGAAGTTATCTATTTTAAAACAATAATCTCCAGTACTTAATAAGTAGTTCAATAATTTCCTCCTATTCATTTTTGTTTATGTTTTTATTATTAATCTACATATAAGGGATCTAGAGGACGAAAAAAAATAAAACGACTGGGAGCTAGTTAATTCTATGATCGTTTCCAGCCTTATTGACGTTGCTGGCATCGAATTAACTATCCTTTCGACTCCCCATCTCCACCAGTACCGTAACCTAAACATAACCGACTATGAAAGGTCTCCTGTCGTACATAGCT